GCGAGACGGGCCGGGATATTACGCCGCCAACTCCTGGAGGACCGGGAGGAGGAGACCGACCAGATGGCGAAGCGGGTCCAGCGGCACTTCCGCGGACTCCGTAACCGGGTGGACGGCATCCTGGGACGGTGGATGGAGCGGACCAGCTCCGACTCCAAGGACTTCCCTCCGGGCTTTGATCCTTCCATGTTGGACTTGCCGGACGGCATCCCCGACCTCCAGGCCATCGTGGAGCGGGCGATACTCCGCATGAGTAAGAAAACAGTTGCCGCGATAAACGAAACCGGCCTCGCCGGGACGTTGCAATGGACGGAACAACTGCCCTTCGTGCAGTCGGTCTTGGTCCAGGCGCCGGCCAGGGCGGCGATAATCCACCGGACTACCAACCGGGCCATCCAGCGGGGAGTGACGATCGCCCTGGAGAACGGCTACTCCATCGCGCAACTGGCGCGGGGAGTCCCGACCGCCGACCCTCCATTCCCAGGTCTCCGGTCCATCCTGACCGAGACCGAGAACCGCGCCCGTACGATCGCCCGGACGGAGGTCATGCGGACTCAAAATCTGACGAGCGTGGGCTTCTTCAAAGAACAAGGATTCTCATATGTCCGCGCCGACGATATAGACGGCGACCCGGATGACAACTACATCGACCCAGGTGACCCGTATGGGCGGACATGCGCCGAGCGTCATAACCAGATATACACCGTGGAGGACGCCGCGAACATAGACGACCATCCCAACGGGACGCTGAACTGGCAACCGATGCCCCGCGATTATCGACCGGAGGAGACCGCATGATCAACAAGTTCTATATCTCGGACGCTAAAGTCCTGGACGACCGCGCCGGTATTGTCGAGGCATACGTCAACACGATGGGAATCCGGGACGCGGACGGGGACATCATCGACCCGGCAGCATTCAACGCCAGCATCAAGTCCAACCTCCCCATCCCGGTACTGGCCGGACATGACCAGAGCAAGCTGGTGGGGAAGGTCTTATTCGCCCAGTCCGAGCCGACCGGCGCCGCGGACGAGCATCGGCTTTACACCCGGATGCAGTTGAATATGGACACGCAAGCCGGACAGGAAGCCTACTCCAACATCGCCGGCGAATATATCCGGGAATGGTCGGTGGGATTCAATCTCCCTGCCGGTGACGCGGTCGTCTATGACCGGGCCGGGAAAGAGACAACCCGGCGCATCCTTGACCTGGACTGGGTCGAGGTGTCAGCGGTCATCCGCGGCGCCTCTCCGTCAACGTCCACTATCGGCGTCAAGTCCGCAACCGTCAAAGCTCCGGACACATACTCCACCAGGGAGGAGGCCGAGGCCAGGGCCGACGCGTTGGGATGCTCCGGCGCCCACCGGATGGAGGTGGACGGGGAATCCGTCTGGATGCCTTGCTCGACCCATTCGGCCTATGAGACCGCCGCGGAGGAAAGCCGGTATTCGGCCCCGGACCCGGAGGTCAAGCCCTACCCGAATTTCCACGCTTGCCGCATCCTGGAGCCGGACGCCTTCGACCGCTTCCGGACATCCTCCGAGACCATCGAGGACGGGGACTTTGACGGCAAGTCGGTCGAGATACTTTTCGGACGCCACGCGGAGTCCGGAGATTGGTCACTAACGTCTTACCGGATGTCAGCCGAGGAGTGGTCGGAGACCGAGGCCCAGTCGTTCTGCCGCGCCCACGACGGCATCTTGTTCGAACCAGCCAGCGAGTCCATGTCGGACGATCCAGTTGGCGCCGCCTCTGACACGGTCACCATGACCGCCTCGGACACGGCCAGCCATCGGTTACGCCTTGCCAGGATGCGCCTTGAATTGCAAACAAACAGATAAGGAGACACTGAATTGGATACAAAAGAACTGAGGAATCAAGCCGGCGCTCTGCTTGACCAGGCCCAGACGGCTATGGATCAGGGCGAGATGGAGACCTTCCGGCGATTGGTTGACGAGGCCCAGGTCACGATGACCAAGGCCGACGAGATCGACGCCGCCGCCTCCCAGGTGCGGAAGCTCCGCGGGGAGTTCAACCAACCCTTGAACGCCGTTCCGGTCACCTCCACCGATGTCGCGGTCCATAACGCGATGGACACCACCGCCCGGACCAAGGGCGATTACAAACCGGCCTCCTGGGTGAAAGGACTCCCGGCGATGGCACAGCCATTGTGGGTCCAGGAGCAGATGGGCGACAACGTCAAGGACGAGGCCCGGTTTATGACCGACGCCTTCATCAAGTGGTTCCGGTCGCCAAGTGAGGATATGTTCTGGAAGACCGCCAGCCCGGACGAGATCAAGGCCATGCAAGAGGATACCGACGCCGAGGGCGGCTTCTTCGTCCCGGAACAGTTCCTTGCACAGGTCATCCATGACACGGGAGTCCCAGGCTCCCAGCTTCGGCCCCTTTGCACCGTCATCCGGGTCGCATCCAAGGATGGGTACATCCCAACCCTGGCATCCGCGACATGGGCGGCAATAGCGGAGGAAGCCGCGCCGACCGAGTCCACGCCGGTGGTCGGCCAGGTCAACTTCTCCATCGAGAAGTCCGGAGGGCTGGTCAAGGTCAGCCGGGAACTCCTGGACGACTCGGCCATCAACCTCCCGGCGTTCCTGTCGCAGATATTCCAGGAGGCCGCTGGACAGTTCGAGGACGTTGGCATCATCAGTGGAAATAACACGACGCAATATGCAGGTATCATGTCCGATGGGGATGTGGCGTTCTACACGATGGCTAACGCGACGAGCGTGGTCGGGGCCGATCTGATCGGCACTTATTACGCATTAAACGCCCAGCACCGGGCCAACGCCAGTTGGGTGATGAAGTCCACCATCGCGTCACTCATCAACTCGATCGCGATCACTGCCGCTGGGGTGCATTCCATCCCAAGCCTGACCGCCGCACCGGCTGACTTTATCCTCGGAAAGAGGAACGTCTTGACCGATGTAACGTCTGGCTTGGGTGGGAACATCACCAGCACCGAGAAGATCGCCATCTTCGGCGACTTCTCACAATATTACATCTTCGATCGGGTCGGATTCACGATAAGGCGGAACGACTCGCTTTATATGGGCAACGACCAAGTCGGCTTCTTCGCTACCCGCAGGGGTGACGGACAGGTCGGCCTCGCCGCCGCCTTCAAGATTCCGAGAGCCGCCTAATCAGCGGTCAGCTAATCAGGGGCGGGGCTACGGTCCCGCTCCTCAACCAAGGAGGACAAAATGCCCAATGTAACCTGTATCCAGAGCTTTTCTGATGGGAGCGGGATCGCCTACGAGTCCGGCGTGGAGTACGACGTACCGGCGGCGACCCTCAAAGCCAACCCGGATTACTTCAAGCAGTCCGGGACGGCAGAGAATAAACAGGCCGACACCGACGAGGACAAGTCCGCGGATGAGGCCACCGAGGAAGCCACCGAGGACGCTGAATAGTGGCGACTCGCCACACATATGCCAGCTCGGACGACCTCCGGGACTACCTGGCCGGGACATCGTTCTCCTCCGGGTGGACGAGTGACGCCGGGAGCATCCGGCGAATCCTGGAGGCATCGTCCCGGCGTATCGACCTCTATTGTGAGGGCGGGACGTTTGGGCCGCTGACCGAGACCCGGTTCTATGACATCGGGTCCGGGTCATTGGTCCAGTCTCCCCAATATCTAGTTTTGGCCGGAACGGACGACATCGCGACCACGGTCTCCCTGGCGAATGTCATCCCGCTGGACGGCTGGCTTATCTCCCCGACGACGGTCACGGCTTACGACGACACCGACCGGGGAGCCAGTACGGTATTGACCGAGGGTTATAACGCGGACTTCTGGCTGATGCCCTACAACGTCAGCCCCAAGACCATCTTCAAATTGAACGAGGACACCTCCAACTCCCTGGACGCCGGCCAACAGACCTTGAGCATCCTGGGAAGCTGGGGATATACCGCGGACACCTTGTCCGTCACTACGGCGGACGCTATAGGATCAACGACCGCGACCTCGGTCAGCGTGACCAGCGCGGCAGACCTGGGACCGGCCCAGACCGTGTTGGTCGATTCCGAGCAACTTTACATAACGGCCATCAGCGGCAACACCTTGACCGTCCAGCGGGGCGTCAACGGGACGACGGCGGCCACCCATTCCGGAGGCGCCGGTCTGACCCGGTACGACTACCCGGAGCTGGTCGTCCAGGCTTGTCTGGACATCGCCAAGCTGACCTTCCGCAATCGAGACCTCGGGGCGGTGGGCAGCATCGGCGCCG